CCTACTAAAACTGATTGGGTGATCCAATCTTTTCAATCTGGTCGTTAATTGCTTTGATTGCAGCTGCTTCCTCAGCTTCAGGATCAATGTATCCCTGGGACCCAGATTGGGTGGTCTGATTAACTACCTTTTCCACCCACGACAACCAGAAAATCCCCGCTTGCAAATAATCAACCTGTCTCAAATCCTTGTGGAACGAACTGGTTAATTGGCTTTGAAGAGTGGCTCTCTGGACCCGAAGTTTATCTATAACTGCCAGGAATCCGGGGTGGTGGGCTAGAGTTTTGACCGAAGCCCTTAACTCCTCGCTCCACCCAGATTGGGTCCTAGCCTGTGGAAGTTCAACAATCTTATAAACAACCTTCGGCTTAAATAAACTTAACACCCTCTCAAACATTCTTCCTCACTTTTTGGGAACAACAGGAACATGAACCATGTGGTCAGAGGTTCCTTCAGTTTTGATCCCACCATCTAATTTATAACCTTCAACGGCCCAGCTAACAAAATCCTTTCCTGGAACCTGTGGATTAATCGGAAGACTATCCTGACAGCTTTCAGGGGTAGAACCTGGACTGGGACGGCCCTGAGACATAAACTCAGCAGCAATTCGATCAGAACTACTTGTGCAATATTCGGCCATTATTCCTTACCTTATTCTGCACCAGCTAGTCCTAGTGCATTAGCGCCCATGTCTTGACTAAAACCTCTCATATGATCTTCTTGTTTTCCGCCTGGGATTGTCCCTTCGAATTGGCTTTCTCTGGGTCGCCCAAGCTGCGGGGAAGCTGAAACAGGGTGGATTGGCTCCGACCCTGCTTCATTTCCAAAAAGCATATCATATGTATTGGCTAAGTATCGTTCAACTTCTTCCTGAATTGCCTTACCATGTTCAACATTTTGTGAATAGAACGGCACAGATGTTGCTGGCATAAATTCAGGTTTCTTGATTTGTTCGATAGCAGCCTTTGATTCAAACTTCAACAAATGGTCTGCAATCATTTCCTTATAAGCAGCATTCTTAGAAGCAGATGTTTCCTGTTGAACTTCTTCGTCGGTTTTTAACAATCTGTTATAACTGTTAATATCCATGCACAAAGCGATTTCTCTTAGGAACTCTCTTTGTTTCGCATAAGGAGATTGCATTGCAAGATTGTAAAATGCCATTAAGTTACGTTGCTTAACAACCTTACCTGTGGCATAATTCGCTGCAACGAAATCAAATTCATAATTTCCAAGGAGATTCTCTAATGGTACATATCCCCATTTTGGAATATTCGGAGGATTGTTCGTGCAACTAAACTCCATTAAATCAGTTCCAAACTGTTGAATCATTGAAGCAACAATTTGACAAAGTGGTTGGAGGATTTCCAATTCAAACCTTCGAATGAAGAGTTTGAACATATAACCACTTTCATTGATTACTTGGGAAATTCCAGAAGATGTTCGATTACCAGTTGGAGACCCAACACCTTTTGCATAGAAATCACTAATACCAGAAGCCATTTCAATCATGCCTTTGTAAAGGTCAATGATTTCATAGTCGCCCATATTAGGAGTGAAGGATGGGAGTGGGAAAATTGCATTTTTAGGATTACCTACAACACCCACCTTACCACCAGGAACGTTCCCCATATCCAATGCATCATGATCAATGTCAACTGTAGTATCATACGCAACACGACGATTGATACCTAGATTCCAGTTATCCGTCACCATGTTGGTCATCACGTTAACTGCTTCAGTTAGATCACTGATGGTTTCAATGATACCAATTCCATAAACGTCGCCTTTCGTTGAAACAAATCCAATGTCAAGGATTGGAATGCGTTGGTGAGCAAAGGGGTTGGGACCTGTGTAAAGAAGAACTGGAGGTCCATTATATACTCTTCGTTTATATGCGGAATAGGACGCATTGCGAAATTGATACCGTCTATCTTTGTATCCGATTGCATCTGCGTCTTCTCCAAAGGTTGTGATTGAGACTGTTTTATTTGTATCATCCCAGAACTCAGCAATTCTAATAATAATTCCATCTCTATCAAGTTCTTGATATTGATTGATTGTGCGAGCAATAGTTTGGATTGCTTCTGGGAAATAAAGGTTTGGATTACCTTCAATTTGGCGCTTTAGTTCACCCCAAGAGATTTCAGAAACTTCAACCTTTTGCTTCTTATCTGGGTCAATTAGGAAATCAAAAATATCAATGCAACGAATAATCGGGCAATTTCGAGGGATCTTCTTGCTGACCTGTTGCTGACCAATTTGATGTTTCAAACCAGTCATCGGATCAGTCAATGGAATCATGCTTGGTGTGCCATCAGGATTAAGTTTCGGTTGACCATTATCATCCAAAACAGGGATCATCTGATAGACAGGTTCAATACCTGTTACAACATCATATCCCCAATCCCAATCAACTTTAATGGCTGTGTGGCCATAGATTGCACAATCTCGAATTGCAAGTTCAAGCTGTTGAATCCAATTTGCTTTATTCAAACAAGTTAATAGAACAGCTTGCATTTGCCAAGCTTGTTCAGGTGTCCCACCCTTAGGCCGACATTCAATAGCTGGATCAATGCCCCAGAATGCATCATGCACCCTCGACACAACTGTATCCACGTTTGATTTTGGATAAGGTACGAAGGTATTAGACCTAGGCGTAAGGTTATCAGGAAACATCTTCCTGTCACGCTGGCTGATGTATTGACGATAAAAATAAGAACGCCGCTGATCGTATGGACGACGAAAATTTCGAAGCCTTTGTAAGTTCGAAAGAATCCAATTCGTTAGCTTATTCAAGTCAGTGGATAGACCAGTTTGAACTTGATTAGTTATCGTGGATGCATCTGGTCCATAACCAGTGACATTTCCGGGACCAACTGGTGTACCAGCAGCCTCTCCGGTAATTGTATTAGCCATGTCCTAGCCTTAGACTACAGAAAGAGTTTGATAATAAACACTTGCGGTTGTAGATGCTGATTTATTAAATACAGAAAACTGATCAAATTCCTGTCCAGTATCAACAGTGAATTGCTGATTTTGAGGAATTCGATAACTATTTGCAGATGCTACAGCTGTCTTTGCAGTAGATGAACCAAATGCAATAGTAATATCCTGATCAGCATTAATTACGAAAATTCGATTCTTACCAATGGTTTGAACCGTGCCAGTAGTATTACCATTAACTGATAAAACAACTGGTGCATCACCAGAGGGAATCAAAATTGAAGCCATTCTAGCCATTATATTTTTCCTTTAAGCAGACCATCCAGTAACTGAGTCCTCATAAATATTTGCAAATAATCCTGGACCAATTCCATTTAAATTTGCATTTCGATTAGTCCAATATTGATCAAGTTGGGCCTTCATATTTGTAGTTGACATTCCAATTGGAAATTGAAATGACTGAAGTTCTTCTAATACCGAACCATTTTGAAGTGCAGTATTTTCAGCCGCAGATGCCCCTGGCCATGCTGATGTACCAGTGGTTGTCTTTTGTCCAGAAGTAATCGGGTACCAAAAAACAACATTGATATTATAAATAATTGGTGATACTGAGGCACCAATGATAATTATTTTTTTCGCCATGATTTTCCTTTAAGTTCCACAACCCATCAGCATTAAACTATTGGGTAAACTAGTCATTGCTGCTTTAAATGTAGCAACAATTACTCCACAATTTGTTGTTGGACTGTAATTTGCGTGTACTCCAGTTTGAATAGTTGAAACTATTTGATGCCCCCATGAAGCATTAACACCACTAACACCATCAGAAGTATATGGAGATTGGGCAGTTGGGCTACCAGTTCCACTATACATATTAGCAAATGAAATCATTAATTCATTCGCAAATGTAGTAGTTAGATTTACAGATTGTCCATTAGTAGTCCAAGTAGTATTATAGACATCTAAAGGACTAACAAGATCAAGACCGGATGCATCCCATGAAGCAAGACTTGAATATCTAGCTAAACCTGGATTGGAATAATTTGCAGTAATGACATTACTAGCATTTCCTAAACAATTTACAACATAGAAGAAATAAGAATATTCACCATTACTTGTTAATACTCTACAAATTTGAGTATATGTATTACCAGCAGTATCAGTAATACTGGTGATATCCTTGCCCTGGGTGGTATAAACATGTGCTGCTACAATAATGGTGCGACCAGCAGTTTGATTATATGCAGCTAAAGCTAATGTTCCACCAGTTGTACCATTAGCTGTTGCACTGCCACTAAATGTAACACCAATACCCATTAATATATCCTATTTATTCTTTGCATACACAGCGACAAAATCACAAGCCACAGCCGCACTATTTTTAACCTGCCACTTTTTAGCTGCGACAGCCTGAGGTAAAGGTGTTGGAAAGTTAATAACAATACCACCATTTGCAGCAATGGCGAACACATAGACCACAGGACTAGAATCAGAATCAGCCAAGGAAATAATAGTTGCAGTTGAGGATTCATTAGTAACTATGAATGATATAATATCATTATAAACACCGGTTGATCCCGCAGCAATAAAATCCACATAAGAAGATGAACTACTAGAAAGTGTAGCAGTTCCAGTTAAATCTCTAGGAGCATTGAGAACATGAATTTGTCTCCCTGCTTTATCACCCATTGCTCCAACTAATTGTCCATCAGAAACAGCTGTTGGATAGGCAGTTGTGCCACGAAGTCCTGTATACCCAGCAGTAGAAGGAACAGAGGAACCAGTTGATCCACTTGATTGAGAACTAACAGGTTGAACAGTTGTACCAGTTGGATCAACTCTTGTTGGATGAGATGATGTTCCAATGATATTTGTTCCATCGGTTTGTTCCACATTAATTGATCGAGCAGGGGCATCCCCTGTCGGCATTATATGTGTTCCATCTTGGATAGAAACTGGAACTTGGTTAGGAACAGATGCACCTAAATAAGCAAAAACAATATCTGTGGTTCCATCACTGAATCCAACTACACCTGGATTAGCTGCTTGGAATAGTTCAGTTCCAGTGCTATCAACATTAGTCACAGCTTCAGCATGAACAGTTTGAGCACTCACAGTGTTCTCAAACGTCTGCATCTTCTTGCCTGTTGAATCAGGCGCTACTTGAATATATGAATCAGCCATTGTTTATAATCTTTTCAAATCCATCTGAATCGCAATTTGCACAGACATGGGACC